CCGGCACTGGGACTGGCACTGGCACTGGCACTGGCACTGGCACTGGGGCCGGAACCGGCACTGGGACTGGCACTGGCACTGGCACTGGCACTGGCACTGGGACCGGAACCGGAACCGGAACCGGCACTGGCACTGGCACTGGGACTGGCACTGGGGCCGGAACCGGCACTGGGGCCGGAACCGGCACTGGGACTGGCACTGGCACTGGGACCGGAACCGGAACCGGCACTGGGACTGGGACTGGGACTGGGACCGGAACTGGGACTGGCACTGGGGCCGGAACCGGAACCGGAACCGGAACCGGGACTGGCACTGGAACTGGAACTGGAACTGGAACTGGAACTGGCGGTGGTGGAGTTGAGGTCGAGGTCGAAGAACCGGTGGACGAGGAACCGACGTTTGAGTGCCCGCCGGGTTACATCAAGCAGCAGATGCCGAACGGCAGTTTCACCTGCGTCCCGGCTGGCTTGGTCAGGCCGACGGTAGGCCCGTACTACCAGCCCCAGTCGGTGGCCAACCTGCAGGGATACCGGCCGATTAGCCCCGGAGCTCGTACGCTGCGATGAATCTGCATGCGCTACCTGATGAGGTGCTGAGAGAGATCTTGGCCCTTACAGAGGCGAAGAAGCGGCTGGACCTGAGAGACAAGGTTCAGCACGACTTCATGGCGTTTGCCCATCACGTCTACGACAACTTCATCGAGGGGCGGCATCACCGGATCATCGCGGAGAAGCTGGAGCGCGTTGCGCGAGGCGAGTTGAAGCGGCTGATCATCAACATGCCGCCTCGTCACTCGAAATCGGAGTTTGCCAGCTACCTGATGCCTGCGTGGTTCTTGGGCCGGAACCCGAAGCTGAAGATCATTCAGGCCACGCACAACACCGAACTGGCCGTTCGGTTTGGCCGCAAGGTCCGAGATCTGATCAACGACCCGCGGTATCAGGAGGTCTTCCCAAACACGCTCTTGAAGGAGGACAACAAGGGCGCTGGGAAGTGGGGAACGGACAGGGGCGGCGAGTACTTCGCTGCGGGTGTAGGGGCTGCGGTCACGGGCCGTGGCGCGGACCTGTTCATCATTGATGACCCGCACTCGGAACAGGACGCATTGAGCGAGACGGCGTACGACATGGCGTACGAGTGGTACACGTCTGGCCCTCGTCAGCGTCTGCAGCCGGGCGGCTCGATCATCCTCGTGATGACGCGCTGGGGCAAGAAGGACCTGACGGGTCGCCTTCTTGCGGCGCAGGGATCGGACATCTTCGCGGACCAATGGGAGGTGGTTGAGTTCCCGGCCATCATGCCGTCCGGTGAGCCCCTGTGGCCCGAGTTCTGGGACAAGAACGCGCTTCTTGGGATCAAGGCATCGCTGCCGGTTGCCAAGTGGTCTGCGCAGTGGCAACAGCAGCCAACGGGGAACGAGTCCGCGATTATCCGCCGCGAGTGGTGGAAGATGTGGGACAAGGACGACATCCCGGAGTTGAAGTACATTATTCAATCGTATGACACGGCGTTCTCGAAAAAGGAGACGGCGGACTACTCGGCGATCACGACGTGGGGCATCTTCCAGCCGACCCCGGACAGTCCGGACAACATCATCTTGCTGGATGCCCAGCGTGGGCGATGGAGTTTTCCGGAGTTGAAGGAAGTTGCCTACGAGGAGCACGAGTACTGGAAGCCTGACATGGTGCTCATCGAGGCCAAGGCAGCGGGCATGCCGCTCATCGATGAGATGCGGCTGCGCGGCATTCCGGCCATTGGGTTCGCACCGGGGCGCCGCGCTGGCCGAGGTGGGATGGACAAGATCACGCGGATGAACTTGGTGTCTCCGCTGTTCGAAGCCGGGGTCGTGTGGGCGCCGCAGGACAAGAAGTTCTCGGACGAGGTGATCGAGGAGGTTGCTTCGTTTCCATATGGCGACCACGACGACTTTTGTGATAGCATGACGCTGGCCCTCCTCCGTTTCCGGCAGGGCGGCTTTGTGTCGCTTATAGGCGACGACACGAATGACGAGCCGTCGACGTTCAATGTTCGGGAGTACTACTGATGGCGATCCCTCCGCGTTCGATGGGTTCTCTGGTCGATCAAGGCATGATGCCTGCGCCTCAGGGCGAGATGGTTGATCTTCCGCAGCCTGAGGACTTTGCTGGGGGCGCTGAGATCTTTCAGGGCGCGGACGGCAGTGCGATCATTCAGGCTCTGGCTGAGTCTGGCATGGATCAGCAACTTGGAGAGGCGCTGATCGAGCATGACGCCAACCTTGCAGAGTACCTGGACGATGGGTACCTGTCGGAACTTTCGACGCAACTGCGCGCGGCCTTTGACGATGACCTGCAGTCTCGGCAGGAGTGGGAAGAGTCCTACACCAAGGGTCTCGACCAGCTGGGCATCAAATACGAGGAGCGGACAGAGCCGTTTCAGAAGGCGTCTGGCGTCACGCATCCGCTGATTGCCGAGAGCGTCGTTCAGTTTCAGGCTCAGGCGTACAAGGAACTGCTGCCTGCCGGTGGCCCTGTAAAGACGCGGGTTCTTGGTGTGGCAGACGCGCAGCGTGAGGAGCAGGCTACGCGCGTCAAGGACTTCATGAACTACCAGATCACGGAGGTCATGGAGGACTACGATCCGGACATGGACCAGCTGCTGTTCTATCTGCCGCTGTCCGGTTCGACCTTCAAGAAGGTCTACTACGACACGGCTCGGCAGCAGGCGGTGTCGATGTTCGTCCCTGCGCAGGATCTCGTGGTCCCGTACACGGCAACGCATCTGCAGACGACGCCGCGTGCGACGCATGTGCTGCGCATGGACTACAACGCGATCCGCAAAATGCAGGTCGCAGGCATGTATCGCGACGTCGAACTGATCCGTCAGGACCTTGAAGTCGACGAGGTTCGTCAGAAGGTCGACGAGATCCAAGGCACGACGAAGACGTTTGTCGATGACACCTACACGCTGCTGGAAATGCACGTCGACCTCGACCTTGAGGGGTTCGAGGACAAAGGTCCGGACGGCGAGCCGACTGGGATTCAACTGCCGTACATCGTGACCCTTGATCAGGGGTCAGGGCAGATCCTGTCGATTCGTCGGAACTTCGCTGAAGGCAAGGATCTGGCACGGAAGAAGCAGTACTTCGTGCATTTCAAGTTCCTGCCGGGTCTTGGGTTCTATGGCTTTGGCCTGATCCACATGATCGGCGGGCTTGGCCGTGCTGCCACGAGCATTCTGCGCCAGTTGATTGACGCGGGAACGCTGGCCAACCTTCCGGCGGGCTTCAAGGCAAAGGGTCTGCGTCTTCGCGACAACGACAAGCCGCTACAGCCTGGGGAATGGCGCGACATTGACGCTCCAGGCGGCGACCTTCGCAACTCCCTGATGCCGTTGCCGTACAAGGAGCCGTCTCCGACGCTTGCCCAGCTGCTTGGGGCGCTGGTCGAGGGTGGTCGCCGGTTTGTGTCGCTTGCGGACGAGCAGACAAGCAACATCAACCAAGAGATGCCGGTCGGAACCACGGTTGCGCTGCTTGAGCGCGGCATGAAGGTCATGTCCGCGATCCACAAGCGGCTGCACTACGCCCAGAAGACCGAGTTCCGCATTCTGGCGCGGATTTTTGCTGAGAATCTGCCTCCAGAGTATCCTTACGACGTGTCTGGTGCTGCTAGAGCAGTGAAGGCAACGGATTTTGATGACAGGATTGACGTCGTTCCTGTCAGCGACCCGAACATCTTCTCGATGGCCCAGCGGGTCACTCTGGCTCAGACGCAACTGCAACTGGCGCAGTCGAATCCGCAGATGCACAACCTATATGCGGCATATCGCCGCATGTATCAGGCTCTTGAGGTCCAGAACATCGACGAGTTGCTGCCTCCGCCGCCGCAACCGCAGCCGCTTGACCCTGCTGTGGAAAACGCACGGGCCCTGATGGGCGAACTGCTGCAGACATTCCCGGATCAGGACCACGACGCTCACATCGTGATACACCAGATGTTCATGAAGGTGCCGCTGGTGATGACGTCACCGGCTGTCATGGGCGTCTTGTACGCGCATCTCATGGAGCATGTGTCACAGAAAGCCCGTCGCATGGTCATCGAGGAGATCCAAGGCCTCATGCAGCAGGCGATCCAGATGGCTCAGGCGGGGACTGTGGATCCTCGCGAGGCTCAGATGCGTGTGATGCAGGTCCAGCAGCAACTGCAGCGCCCGGAAGAGGTCGAGAAGTTGGTTGCGCAGCGTGAAGTCGATCTGATGGCTACGGTGATCGAGGGGCTCGTTGGGCAGGGCCAAGATCCGATGTCCGACCCGCTTGTTCAGATCCGCATGCAGGAACTGGCCCTGAAGCAGCAGAAAGACCAGTCTGACATGCAGAACAGTCAGGCGAAACTGATGCTTGATGCTGCGAAACTGCAGCAGCAGGCGGCTACGGATGCAGCTCGTATCAACAGCCAGGAACAGATTGCCGACGACCGGAATGCCGTGAACCGGGAGCGGATATCGGTGCAGCGGCAAAACATGATGATGAGGCCCAGAAATGCCCCTCAAAGCCGGTAAGTCTCAGAAGGTCATCTCGGAGAACATCCGCACCGAGATGGAGCGTGGCAAGCCTCAGAAGCAGGCGATTGCCATTGCGCTATCGAAGGCTGGCAAGTCTCGCCCGCAGAAGAAGGCGCAGGGTGGTATGGTTACATCGTTTAGCCGCATTGCGCGTCCGCAGCGGTTTGATGGAGTGTTCTGACGCTGCATCTATGCTAAGATGCGGCTATGGACCCCGTAACGATCATAGCCACGGCAACTGCCGCCTATAATGCCCTGAAGAAGGGCATTGAGTTTGGCCGCGAGCTTCAGGACATGGGAGGGCAGCTGGCCACATGGGCTGGCGCCATCTCGGATATTGAGTTCTTGGAGCGCAAGAACGCCGAGCCTCCTTGGTACAAGACGTTTTCGTCTTCCGTTCAGGCAGAGGCGATCCAGATCTTCGCGGCCAAGCGTCAGTTGGAAGCGCAGCGGAATGAGTTGAGAACTTTCGTTCAGTACTCGATGGGGCAGTCAGCTTGGGATGAACTGCTGCGCATTGAGGCGCAGGTTCGAAAGCAGCGGGCGGATCACGAGCATCACAAGCACGAAGTGAAGGAGATGATCATCTCCGGTCTTCTGATCTTCCTGATGCTTACGAGTGTAACGGCGTTCATGACCGTCGTCTTGTGGCTCTATGTGGAGAACAACTCATGACTCCGAAACGACTTGAGCCGAATAGCGTGCTTGACGAGGCCGATCTGGACGGTGACGGGACGGTCACGAACGGTGAAATCAACCGTCACGAGAAACTGCTGAGAATTGACAACTGGGACAAGCAGCAGGACCAACAGCGACACATGGCGTGGGTTGCCATGGGGTCCATGGTCGTTTTGACGGTCATGATGCTGTTGCCGATCATCAGTACGGAGCGTGTTGAGGCCGTCAACGGTTTGATGACCATGTTTTACACGGCGCAAGCAGCGGTGGTTGCCGCATTCATGGGCGCAAGCGCCTATGTCCGTACCCGAGAGAACGGGCATGAGGAGTAGTCTTCTCGTCCTTTTCCTGTTGATTGCGGGCTGCGGCGCGCTGCCTCTTGGCATGCTCGGAGGTGGCGGTCCGAATGTTGCGGCCAATGTCCAAGCTGGGAAGGAAAACACTCAGCAGGTTGTCGCCAATCAGCAAAGGACGGAAGCGGGAAGGGACATCATCACCGAGAGCAAACAGGTAGAGGCCGCTTCGGTGGAGTCTGT